TGCACGTAGAAATATTATGAATCATTTTTGGACAGGAGATTATGCTTTAGAGGGTAGATTAGCTACATTTTTAAAATCAACAATTAAGGATGAAACAGTAACAACATCGCAATCGTTTGAAATTAAGATTTCAGGCGAGCAAGTTGAATATGATGATGACGAGTTAACAATGAGAATGGGCAATTATAAATCAACATTTGATACCATCAGACAAGTGATTGGTGTAGGTCAATATGCATCAGGAGCGTCAACATGTGGTAACCCTATACTATTAGAAGATGTATCAAAACCACACATCTTGGGTTACCATGTAGCAAGTACAGCATCAGGTAAGGGATTCTTTGTTCTAATCAATAGAGAGGCATTAACAAATAACCTAATGTCATTAGAAGAACAATTATTAGAGAAGAACATCGAATTAGTAGAACCAGCAGTTAAAGATAGCTTAGAAGGTAAAATTCAAGTCAATGGCTCTAACGAATTGATAGGTCGTACAGTTTATACAGTTAAAACACCAACGAAAACGACATTGACAAAATCAACCATCCACGGATTGTTACAAGAACCAACAACCGAACCATCAGTATTATCAGATCATGATTATAGAATAAGTGAAGAATACAAAGGAATTTGTTTAATACAAAATGGAGTTGATAAATACAAAGGATTAGCAGATTATGCAGTTTATGATCAAGACATAGTTAATGAGAGTGGAATGGCAATGGCTAGACAATTTTATAATAGAGGAGGAGTTATATTTCCAGAGTTCACACTAGATTGGGATACAACAATAAATGGATGTCATTTTTATCCTTATATGGATAAAATAGATATGTCAACATCAGCAGGATATCCATGGTCCATTGATAAGATCAGAAAGAAAGATTTGTTTGACTTTGATAACATTAAATATACTATGAAGGACAACATAAAAGGACAAGCTGAGAAGATTTGGGCTGATTGGGCAAAGTGTAAAACATCCGGTTTTCCTTATTTAGATTGCTTAAAGGATGAAAGGAGAGCTTTGAATAAGATTTATGGAAAACCAAAAACACGTATGTTTTCGATCGCACCATTAGCTGTAACATTGTGTACAAGAAGATTAATGTTACACCATGTTGCGTTCATGATGCAACATCACAATGGAACATTCTTTGCACCGGGTTTAGATCGAACTGGTTTAGAATGGGGAGAATTTATGGCAAGACATAAAAGAGTATCAAGTCAAGGTATAGATGGAGATCAAGAAAATTTTGATGGTACCAATTTTAAACAACTTTTGGCTGAAGCATTTATGACCATTATTAGAATAGGTATGTACAAATTAACAAAAATAGTTGTACACCAAAATGGAGAATGGACTGACGAATATATAAAAAGTGAGTTTTATGACCAAAAATGGTGTAATAGAGTAAGAACATGCATGGAAGAAACTATAGCATCATATCACGTAGCTGAAAATACAGTGTACAGAACTTTTGGAGGTACAACATCAGGAGGAGCTTTAACATTAGTATTGAATTGTTTAGTTAGTGAGCTTAAATTAAGAATAGCCTGGTGCTATTCAGTACCACCACCTATGAATACAAATATGTGGTACGATAGACATGCAACATCAAGCACAATGGGAGACGACAACATT